GTGGGCTGTCTGCTGATTCCTACATCTCTACGGCTATAGGGGCCGGACACCCCCCGACGCGTGGGGGGTGTACCTGCACTCCCTGCAGGTTATATGGGTGGTTGGTGTGTATGGTAGTATGGGGGTGAGGGGTTGAGTAGGGGGTTGCACCTCATTCCGTAGTCCTGATGCAGTATGGCGTCCAGATCTGGTGTTGCAACCACGTGTTGATAGCTCGCGTGGTTGAAGAAGAGTTGGACTCCGTGTGCCTGCTCCAGGGTTAGGTCATATCGCTCGAGGATGGCTTGATCTGTGAATGTGAGTCGAGGCCAGCCGACTGGGTCGGACTTGGCCTGCTTCAGTGCCACCTTCATGGCTGCTTCTGTCGTCACTGCGTGTCGGCGTCTCGCTTCCGTTATCAATGGGAAGTGGGAGTTTGGATAGCTACAGCTCAACTGGGCTGCGTGCTGGGCCAACGCGCGTTCTCTGATCGGGCCTATTCCTGGCAAGTCTCCTTTGACATGGCCTGACGCTCTCAGCAGAACACCCATGTTCAGGGCTGGTTGCCATTGGTTCGATGTGTCCAATGCTGGAGAGTGTTTTAGGAATTGTACCTTTTGGAACTTTTTATGGGGTGTAATGGTCATATCGTACCCTGCTTGGTTTGACGCTCGGTGCAAGGTTGCCGCATTAATGGTTGTGAGACGGGAGTAACTCACTCCACAGGCGAATCCAGCCACCACGTTGACGATGGTGGTAAGGACCGACCCGGAGTATAAGGTTTCCCACAACGGGATGAGCTCGAAATACTCTCTCCGGTCCGTGGGGTTCCTCACTCTCAAGGGTTGTCTCAGCTGCTCCATTGCCAGCTCTAGGTCTGCACGCAGGGGGGGGGGGGTCATGACCCTCACCATGTTGAACAAATGTTGTGTGTGACTCTTATCACAACTACTTATATCCAAATCATAGTAGGTTATCTCTCCTCCATCTCCCACATGCACCATGGCGACGTCGTCTGAAAACACTAGCATTGTTATGCGTTGGGTGGGTTTCCACATGATGTCGAATCCTTTCTTTAGGTCGGCGTACGATGATGTTTTTATGAAGTGTACTTCCAGCCCGGGTAGGGTGAAAACTGTTGCTGCGACAGCTTCTTTCAACATGAGTGCTAATCGGAAGACCACCAGGGAAGCGTTTAGGCCAATGTCGACGACTCCACGAGGAATCTTTCCATCTTTGGCTGTCTCCACCTTCACTGACAAATCTACGTGGTCACAGGACCGCCCCACTCCACACGAGTGGGAGTGGAGGATCATGCCCTCGTTATATGCATTTCTGAATGCGTTTATCCTGGCCGCCCTTTTCTCATGGGGGTCGGCGTAGTGCTCTTGTTGTTCCTGTAGGGCCGTGGTGTACTCTGTTGTTAATGTTCCAATGAGTGTTGAGTAGTTTGAGAAAGTTTCCACTAGACTGGGGTCTGTCATGAAAGTGGCCTGGTTTGCGTATAGGGAGTCGCAGTGACCAGGAATTAAGGGCTTCCTCTTCCCTAACAACCTGCGTAGTGCGTAGCAGGTGTTATTCACGGATCTTTCATAGACCTGTGAGTTGCATGAGACTCGCGGACCGAATTGGGTCTCATACGTATGGTTGCCGACTTTGCGGGGGTGTTGTTTCATAGTTGACTGGCAGGTCACCATGTTGAACACACGCTTTCCTCTACCTCTTGCGGTTGAGAGTTTAAACCGGCCGTTGTTCACAAACGGCTCTTGGATGGTACATTCCGTGGCTGTTACGCGGGCTAGCCACTGAACTTCTAAGCCTTCCGTCCAGTGGCCATTAGCGGAAAAGATGGCGGGCGCTCGGTGCCTGACCTCTTCCCTGCTGCTCCTAGTGCGTAGTAGTGCCTCACCGCTATGTGATTCACAATCAAAGTGACTGTGTTCTCGAATATCGTTGGTGAAGCCGACCTGCACGCCTCCCCGACTGTGGTAGCTTGGGAGACCGTGCGCACTTGGGCGGTGATGGTGTCATTGGTGTCCATGTTCGGATTGTGGGAGGCCAAGAAAGCCTGATGCGTCGTTTCTGCGAAATACGCACGCAACATGGGTGGGTAGACCGGGGCCGTCTCGACTTGATCATAGCCAAGGGCCAAGAGTGCTGTGTGGAGCGATGTGGTGGACCGCCCCGTTGGCCGTGTCCAGAGTGTCTTCCCCAGCAACTTGAACGACTTACAATCCGTCTCCTCCATACGCTTTATGGAGGTGAGGAGTTGGGTGTCCAAGTGCAAAGACCACTCTGAGTGGGCCTTGAAGATCGAGGCTAACACATCGAATGTGAATTGACCAACCGTCCGGATGCTTTTTGTCCTCGTGGACACGGGAAGACATCTGAATATGTACTGTTCGAC